ACCTAATTATCGGTGCTCTTGGAACATTCTTAGGAGTGCTAATAACTGCATATAACGCATATCATAAAAACAAGCGAGATACTTTCCAAGATATTGTCGAAGAATTAAAAAGCGAACGTGACGATTATAAGAAACAGGTTAAGCATCTACAAGAAGAGAATGAAAAATTGAGAGAGGAATTACGAAAATGAAATTAGATATTAATTTGATTTGGGCGATTGTTGTTTTATTAGTAGCTGGAATGGCTACTGCTTACAGCATGAATAAGCAGAAATTGGAAAAATTAAAGCTCACTCACCCTAAGCTTGCGACAGTTTTAGAAACAGCAGGGGAATTAGCTTTAAAGGCAACTACTTATCAAGCATCCCTTGACGATAAAGAAGGCTCAAAGAAGCTAACTGACGCGACAGATGAAGTCTATAGTCAATTAGCAAAGCTTTATCCAAACGTACCAATCAGTCGCGATACAGTACGCAATTATGTACAGCATATGTATGACAGCGAAGTAAAAAACGCTGGTCAAACTAATGTTGCTACAAAAATTGATGGCAATAAAATAGCTGACCTAACTAGTACAGCTATGGTCAATGGACATATTGATGCTAGTAAGTTAGAAACTAAATAACTATGTGCACCTATAATCAATATATTTTTAATTCATTCAGGAAAGGAAACTATAAACATGGCAAGAGAAATATTTATCGATTTATCAAGCTTTCAAAAAGATCTAACAGTAGACGACTACAAGAAGTTAGGGGTCAAGAAAGCAATTGTAAAGATTAGCGAAAGCACTAACTACGTAAACCCTTATATTCATGATTTAGTTGATAAATCAGCAGCAGGTGGAGTTAACGCCTTTGCATTTTACCACTTTGGTCGATTCACTAATGATGCGCAAGCTGTCAATGAAGCAAAATACTTTATTGACAATTCTAAGGCTAAGATTAATGCAAAACCGAAGACTTTAATGATTTTAGATGCTGAAATTAATGGTATGCCTACAAGTTCAGTAATTGTCTTTTTAAAAGCCTTACGAGATGCAGGGTTTAGGACTGGATTCTATACCGGAAAGAACTTATTAGCTAGTTTTGACTTAGAAGCAATAAAGCCATACATGGATTTCTTTTGGCTAGCATCATATCCAACAGTTGCACCAGCAGATAAAAATCCTGATTTTAATTACTTTCCATCCGCTAAATATGTAGATGCATGGCAATATACAGACAATTTACTTGGAATGAAGGTGGATGGATCAATTACTGTAACTGATAACGGTAATGATGTTTTTAATGCTAGTGATAATGCTAACGGTAGCGCATTTTCTCAACCTTCTAAGCCCTCTATTAAACCTACACCCGCTCAACCTAAGACGTGGACTGATGTGCAAGGTATGACTTGGCACGAGGAACACGGCACGTTTGTCACTGGTGGAGCAATCAACCTTAGATGGGGTGCAACCACACAAAGCGCAATTATTACTACTTTACCAGCGGGTTCAGAGGTTAAGTATAATGCTTGGGCTAGGGATACAGTAGGTCGTGTATGGTTACAACAACCACGTTCAAACGGTCATGATGGATACTTAATTGGCCGTGTTGGTACAGAAGCATGGGGAACATTTAAATAATTTGATATAATAGGACTGACCAAAGCTAAGGAACTCTAAGTGAGCTTAGCTTATGTAACCTAGTTTAGTAGGACTGACTAGGTGCATTCTCAATCCTACAATCGAAAAAGCCACTCTGGAGTTAATTCTCTGGAGTGGCTTTTTTTGTGTTATTTTTTGATTTTTATTGGCAATGTACGATAAAGCGTGTATTATAATAATTGAAAGGAGGGAAACGATACAGGATAGAAAGGAGTAATTGAAATGAAGAAAAAAAGACATAAGAAAAAACCAAGAATAAAGATGCACTTCAAAATCAATCTTTGGTTCTTGGTTTACGAAATTTCCATTGAATGGAACTAATAATTGAAGAGAGAGGGAACGGAACTCCCTTCCTTTTCTATATCTTCATTTTACTAAGCAAAAAGGAATTTTACAAATGAAAAATATAAAAATTCAAAAGAAATATAATAATAAGGAAATGAAATTTGAATTTTATCCAAAAAGATTTTTAATTGCTTTAGGAGCAATAGTAATTTTACTCATTCTCTGGAAGGTGGTATTTTAAATGGCTAAAATTACAGAAGCAAGAGCAAAAGCTAATAAAAGATGGGACAAGAAAAATAAAGCTCGAAAATTATATATCAATAAGCGGTCGACTTGTAAAAGCTTCATATTGAATCTAGCAACCGAAGAAGACTTAGCTAATATTGAAGAATATATAGCAGAAAGAAGAGAGCAATTAGGCATCTAAAAAGGGACAAAAAAGGGACAAATAATTGGCAAATAGTGAAATTTTATGAAAATTAGTGGTAACTAATTAGTGCTCTGAAACATTGATAAAACAATGATTTTCCTTAGATGCCAACAATGGAACACATTTATGTTATTTACAGTCTTGTTAAGTACTACGGTGCTTAACAACACAATTAAAACCTCAGAGCAATAAGGATTTAGGGTTTTTACATGCAATATTAAAATACAAAAAGGGACAGAAAAGGGACAAATTTATTTGAAATCTTGTATAGCTTCATCAAACTTTAAATGCTGTTTGTGTGTAATATGAAGATATATTTTTCTGGTAATATCTGAATCACCATGACCAACTCTGTCAGTAATTAAGCTTAATGGGTATCCTTCTTCTGCAAGTTTAGAAACATGAGTGTGACGAAAAATATGTGAAGTAATTTGCTTTTTCCATTCTTCTTCTGCTACAAATTTTCTTAAGAATCTACTTACAGTTAATATGCTTATCGGCCCATGGCTATGTTTGTTGTGAAATAGAAAATCATCATCACTTTGGTCTTTAGCAAGTTTTTGATAAATTGAGACTGCTTCTTTAGGTAGCACAATTGTACGATGACTAGCTGCAGTTTTAGTAAACTCTTGTCTTTCATTGCGATGTCCTTCAGTACTAATTAAAGTACCTGAAATATTAACATACCATAGCTTAGTTTCTTTATCTTGAAATATATTTTTTACTAGCAATGCACACCCTTCACCTACACGCATTCCTGTTAAGTAAAGCATTCTAAATAAGTCATAAAGATCAGTTCTGTTTTTCTTTAAGCAATAATCAAAAACTTCTTTCAGCTCTTTGTCAGTTAGATACCAATTTTCAATTCGTTCTTGTTTTTTAGCACGATCATTTTTATAGTTAATTTTAACTTTAAGAGCTGGATTTTCTTTTGCGTAACCAAATTGCATTGCAAAATCAAATAACTTTAAAAATATCACATGATAATGGTGTGCTGATCCATTTGATAGTTCATCTTTATAAAGGACATCATTTATATAGGCATTAAGCTCAGTAGTGGTAATAGAGGCGACTAATCTATCTTTAAATTGCTTAGATAGTTTATTAAGATAAGCAAAATAGGCATCTAAGGTTTTAGGAGCTAAGCCTTGCTGTTTTAGATTATCTTCAAGTTTATCTATTAATTTATCCATCGTAATTTGTTTAACAGATCGAATGCTTAGCTTTTCTTTGATAGCATTTTTTACTTTTATTTCGGCTAAATTTCGAGCGTGTGCAGTGTTTTTAGTAATTGTGGTAGAACTCTTATGCACACCCACAAAAGAGGGATCAGTATACCTAATTGAGTATTTAAACTTGCCATTTTTTAAAGGCTCCACTTGAGGAGTATAATATTTGACCATTTGATTTTTACCTCCATTTTGCTAAAATAGGGTAGACGAAAGGCGTTGAGTTACCAGCTCAACGTTTTTTACATTTTCATTTTATAGGTGTTAAATACCTAAAATAAGCCAACCAGTTGACCCGTGAAGTGTTACCAGCGCTTTGCGGGTCTTTTTTTTGTGTTTAATTATTACCTAAATATTTAAATTGTTCACTAATACTAGTTTGTGCCAATCTATCACCAGCAGATGTTTCAACGTAAATTAAGTTAGTATCCCATTTACCTTCAGGAAGAGGAGTAAAGTAATTATACTGTTTGTTTCCCCAGTTCCAAGCTTCTTTTGCAGAGTCCTTAACCTCAGCATCAGTACCGTTTAAAATGTCATCATTAACAGTTAAATACAAAGCATTATTTTTAATCTCCGCTTTTGTAATTAAGCCATTTGAGTTCTCTTTGCAATCAGCTAACTGTTCTTGTAAGTTTTTCCAAATTTGCTTTTTAGAAACTAATGACTTATTATTTGATTTCTTTTTACGAGTAGTTTTCTTTACAGAAGATTTAGAAACTTTGGCTGATCTATCTGTTGAATTAGTATCGCCACCTGAACTAAATCGTCCTATTAAGCCTGCACCAATTACTATAATTATAAATATTACGATACAAACACCGGTATACTTTAATCCTAAATGTTTCTTTTTCATAAATACCTCCATAATTACCTTAGGTTTAGCGTCACTGGTGTTGTGGACGATATTATTATAGGACGATGTGCGATCGGAACGGGCGCCCTAAGAACTTTTAAATTCTAGGGATGCTTGCTTTTTATTTTACATACGAAAAACACCTCATGGAATATCTACCATGAGGTGTTTTAACGACCTGTGTACTTTACAGGCATTTCAGCTATATCCTAATGATAAATATAAAAACATAAATTTTCAATAATAATTACTTGGTTTTCCTATGTCATCGTCAACTTGAACGGCAGCAATTTCATCGTCTTCAACAGTGCCACCTGATATAATTAGTCTTGAGGTGAACAATATGAAAGAGACAATATATTTTACAAAAGAAGATGGGAATAATAAATTGCTCTTTACTTCCGATAATGGAAACACTAATTGGCGAGGTGCTATTAGCGAACTTGGTTTAAAAAAAGCAGAAAAGCAATTAGGTCATAAACCAACAAATATATACATGTTAGTTGATGGTTGTGAAATAAAGCTAATTTAGCCCAAGTTTATTTTTTATATAACTTTCTGCTACTGCTGCAATAATAGTTATAGAAGCATTGCCAACTTTTTCTTTAATATTTGACTTAACATTTTCCCAAGTTGATTTATTTCTAATATTATCTAGAAATTGGTGTCCCTCCCAAGTCAATGCACCAGAAATACCGCCAAGTACTAAACCATTGTATTCAGTAAGATCAAAATTAACATATGGTGTTTCATTAAGCTTAGAGAGCGCGTATTTTATTTCATCTTCTTTATATCCCGTTAACTTTAGAGATTTTATAATACTTTCAACATGAAGCGTTTTTCCTGAAGTTTGATTTGCTTCAATAAATAATAGAATATCCCGAACACAGTCATTATTTAATTTCATAAAATTCTCCATAGCCGTCCGAGAGGGCGGTTTTTTATTTTGCTACATATTTCAAAAGCTCTTCGCGAACTTCATCAAAATTGCTAATACCTAGACTAACGGCGATGTTGATATAATTTGCTTCGTCTGGTTCATTGCCTAGTGCAACATATTGCTTAATCTTTTCATGAACCAGAAAGTTATTGGCGCCATGCTCACTGCAAGAATGGGCTGAACCAATATATTTATAATCTCCCACAACGGAGGAATCGTTTTTTGCATGACCGATTTCATGTAGAATCACTTTTTCAATCTGTTCATCTGATAGGTTTTCACTAACCACAATTTGATCGGGGATATTGCCTTTTGTTCGTGCCAAAAATCCTTGCCCATGAGTAGGCAGAAATTTAATTGCCAAATTATATTCTTTTAGCAGTTCAGATAAATGACTATTCAAATTGCGTCACCTTACTTATTATCATAAAGCCCTTTTAAATAAGCCCTGATTAATGCTCTATCATGGTCGTCCATTGGCTTGCCATCGAATGAACGCGCATTATCTAACATCTCGTCTAAGTCAGCTTCTGTTACTGTAGGCTTGTCGGGAATGCTTGGGTCGTCGGTTGATCCGTTTAAATAATCGGTAGTAGTATGCAATACTTTTGCAACTTCTTTTAGCTTGTCAGCCCTCGGGGTTTTAACTCTCCAACTATAAATAGTATTAGGGCTTATTTGAGTAGCTTGTGCGATTTGTTGCAAAGACATATCAAATTCTTTACCTCGCTCTTTGATGCGATCTAACAGCATTTGTAAGCACCTCTCTAAAGACACTTACACAAATATATACAAAAAAGTACAAATTATTATTGACTATTTAGTACTTAAGTACTAATATAATTTGTGTAAGTTAAATTGATAGAAAAAAACATGTATCAATAAATGCAATTTAAATGAATGGGGATTCGCTTAATTGCTTTATTTCTTACGCTTTAATATTACTCTTTAGTATTAATTAATGCAACATTTTTCCTATCTTTTTTACTTACGCACTAAAAAAGGAGGTAATGATATGGAAATTTCAAAAGAAGAATTACAGCAAATTATAAATGAAGCAGTATTACAAGATCGTGATAAGAGATTAACTGAGCAAAATGAAAAAGTAATCTCAAGATTTGATATTGATTCATCAGCATATAATACGAATCTTCTTTTTAGAGATTTACGTCATGATTTATCAAAGAAATGTGATGATCTATATCAATCGTGTAATTATAAATGTCCATATGATAAGTTGGCATACTATCCAGCAAAATTGACGGACATGATAAGAGAAATCATTCTCGTTTCATTTAATTGCAGAAGCAATATAGGAGTTCCAATCAAAGACAGAAGGAAAGCAAGGAAGATGTATAAGGAATTGGAACAAGTCTTGTTTCCAGTTTATGCGGAAAGCGTCCAAAGAATGGGAAGTGAATAAAGATGGATGAACTGAAAGATTTAGTAATTATGAAAGATCGTCAAGCTGTGACAGATAGCTTGAAAGTGGCAGAAGTGTTTGAAAAGCAACATCGACATGTATTAGAAAAGGCTAGAAATCTCATTGCCGAAAATTCGGCAGTGAAAAATATGTTTGTTGAGACAACCTATATAAATAAACGCGGTCAAGTGCACCCAATTATTTATATGGATCGCGACGGCTTTACTTTATTAAGCATGGGTTTCACTGGTAAGAAAGCAATGAAATTCAAGCTTAAATACATTGAAGCTTTTAACAAAATGGAAGCTTATATCCGTGCACAAGAAGCTGCAAAGCAATTGCCAACAACGCCAGAAGCTAAATTGAGATTAGCAATGGAAGCTACCATTCATTTGGATGAACGCATGACTAACGTAGAAAAAGATGTTGATTTTATTAAAAATACATCTGAAATTGATTCAAACCAACGATTTAAACTGCGAAAAGCAAGAGACAGAAAGTCAGTAGAAGTTTGCGGTGGTAAGAAGAGTAATTTTTATAAAGACAAAAACAAAAGACGTAGAGTTTTCCGTCAGTTAGAGCATGATTTCAAAGATTCGTTTGTAATTTCAAGATATGAGGATTTATCAAAGAAAGACTTTGATAGAGCAATTAATTTCATCAGTAATTGGTATCCATCATATCCACTACAACAAGATATTCAACAAATGAATGCACAGACTGATTTAGGACTGTAGGAATGAGGAAGAGTAGATGGAAGAAAAGAATGATATTTCAATTTTAAATTTAATCGAGAAAAATATAAGCAAAATAAAAGCTTCACATAATTTTGAAACAAAAAGTTTTTACATTTCTACAATTGAAAAGTTATGTGAAGCGTATGATCAGCAGATTAGTGCTGAATTAATTAATTCAGCAGAAGAAAAGCCATCGGTTAGAAAACCAATGACTAAAGAACAATATGATGAATTCTTTAAAAATGCTGGGATTTTACCCAATCAAGAATTTTTGGATAAAGAGCAGCATAAACATCGAGAAGATAAGGCTTAGATTTAGTTTTAATGCCATATTCTTCTAAATCATTCCAGTGGTCGTGAAGAATTAGCATTGTTAAATCATGCGCACGCTTTTCATCATTCATAAATTAATCATCTCCTTATTACCAGATGATTTCAGTTTAGCAGAAAGAGAGGCGAGTAGTGATGGAAGAAAAGGATAAAGAAAAACAGCCATCAATTAAGATGACTGCTAATGGAATTAAATATGACAGTAAATTTCATCACGTTGTCATATCTAAGAATGGAAAAATCAAAGTTGAGCCAAAACTAGCTAAATTTAACAAAAAGGAAAGTAAAGAATGATTGAACTAGCAGTAGTAGCAATGTGGGTAGTGGGATTAATAATTATAACTTTGATGAGTTATGAGAAAACAAAAAACACCACATTGAATATAGTATCGGTAATTTTAATTCTCATAATTACAACAATTATTGTTGCTTCTTTAAGTCATAGTTAAATGCTTTCAAGGTAGCAAGAACAGACTCATTAGCTGTTTTAAAATCATTTCGATCAGCCCCATATTCACCAGCTTTAGCGATTTTTGACAAAGTATCGTTAACTAATTTTTTCTCTTCTGAATTACAAATTGGTAATACTTGACCAGCTGATTTTTGCGCTTGTCTTAGATTGTTTATGTCATCAAATTGGTTAAGGCAAGAAGCTAAATCGCCTAGAAAATTAGAAATTAAATTATTTTTGAAATCTTGCATAGCTTGATTTCTCTTAAGTTTTTCATTTTCTTGCGCAAACTTTTGCTTGGTCAATTCTAACTCTTTAACAGTTTTGTTATTACTTCGATTATTCAGAAAAGTAACAATAGAGGCTACTACAGCAACAATGATGCTACCAATTTGACTAATTAATGCCCAGTTCATTTAACTATATACTCCTTATTATTTTTATTGAAATTATAGCAGAAAACGAGGCGAACAGAGTATAGAAGAAAAGAAAATTAGCATCGATAAAGAAATATTAAAAACGATAGAACATACTGCTAAGATTGCTGCAATGACTGGTAGCAAGAAAAATTATGGAATTTACATTAATACAATTTCAAGTTTATCAAATGTACTTACTGTTTTAAGCAATTTAGAAAAAGAGCCACCGAATAAAATTGAAATTTATGGTAGCGGTCAAATAGCAGCAGAAATTGAAGATGAAGAAAATGGATAAAAACACAAAAAAGAATATCGCTATTTCAATTATAGCAATGATTCTGTCAATTATAGCAATTATATTAGCGCTTGTTTAAGAAATAGTGAGGTGAATAGAATGCCAACAATCGAACCAGGAAGAGACCTAATTAAAAAGTATCTAAAAGAAAATAGCATAAGCATTTCAAAACTAGCTAGTGCTTATGGCATTCCTAAACAAGATGTAACAGATTATCTTTCAGGTCGCATTAAAGCACCTAAAGGGAATCGATTCATCTTAAAGGTAATTAGAGATTTTAACTTATAGAGGTGCTTAAAATGGCTGATATTTTAACGCCTAAAGAGATTCAAAAGAAGTATGGCTGGTCATACTCAACATGGCGCAGAAGACGTGAGGAGTGTCAGATTTCTCCATACAAAGATGCAATTGTATTGGAAAGTAAACGTAAATGTCACGTTAAGGCTAAGAGATTTGAAGAGTTTCTAGAGTGGAAGTCACAACAAATTTATAATGAGCAGTTTGGTTTAGTTTAGGAGTTAATTATGAGTAAGTGGATTAACAGCAAGATTAATGAATTTATGGGCACTCAATTAACAGTGCGCGAAACTGAGATTCTTACGATGTGTACTACAATTACAGCTTTAGTAGCATTCACATTCGTTATGTACAATGCAATTTTTCCAAATATCTAAGGAGATGAGTAAAACGTTAAGCAAGACTACGATTAATAACTTAATTGCAAATAGCAATGCAATTACAGACGGACAAAAAAAGCCGTTACCTGCGCCAACAGATAACGACCAATACAAATTTATTTACACAAGAGGATTATAACATGAATGTTTTCGATATTAACAACGCCATTGAAGAATTAGAACAAAAAGACTTAGATCCAGAGGTTCTAGTAGATACTATTGAAAGTTTAAAGCTCACTAGAGATCAAAAACTTGATGGTGCAGCTGGACTATCTGACAAATATAACAGCCAAATTAAATGGGCTAAAGAGCGAATGACTGAACTTAGAGAATTCATAAAAGTATTAACCAATAAGAAGAACCGTCTTAATCAGTTCATCACTGACGCAATGGATGATGCTGGATTAAAAGAGTTACAAACTGAACATCATATCTTAAAGCCACGGAATTATCGTGATTCGGTGATTGTTGAAGAAGTCAAAAAGTTGCCGATTGATTATGTCGTTGAAGAAAAGACTATCAAAGCAGATAAGAAGAAGCTTTATGAAGACCTTAAGGCTGGTAAAGAAATTACTGGTGCACACTTGAAAGCTAATAGAAAGACATTAATTAAGTAAAAGAGAGGTAAATAATTATATTTGAAAAAGAATTGAAATTAAACGCAGAAGATAAGAAACATTTTGATGATATTTCGAATGGTAAGGCTAAGAATTTCGTGATTTTAAGTTTGAATGATGAAACAGGAGAAGTTGTTAATCATGAATCAGGTCACAGAATCATTCTCAATGGTTTATTGCACGATGCCGTAAGAGGTAATGACTATCACGATAATGAAATGGATAAGAATGAGAGCATTAGTGGTCTAATGAGTAGGATTTTTAGTAATGGTGACTAAATGTACGAATTAAGACCTTATCAAAAAGATTTAATTAATAAAATTATCGATTCAATGAAGAAAAAACATCGAGTAATTATCGTTCAAAGCCCACCTCGAACGGGAAAAACAGTGAGTAATGGCTGAAATTGCCAGGAGAACCACTGTCAGAAATAACCGAGTTATGTTTCTGATTCACAGACGTGAAGTCTTAGATCAAGCAGTTAAGACATTTAAAAATCAAGATGTTAATCCTGATCTTTTAACAGCAGGTATGATTCAAACACTCACACGGAGAGTTGAAAAACTACCAGTTCCTGACGTGATTCTAGTGGATGAAGCCCATCATGCGTTAGCTAAGTCATATCAAAATATTTTGAATAGATTTCATAAAGCAATAGTTTTACTTTTTACTGCTACACCACACAGAACAGGTCGGCAGCAGCTTGATCAAATTGCAGATGACATCATCGTTGGTCAATCAATTCACGAACTTACTGAGAAAGGATTCCTAGCACCGTTTAAATATTTCCAGCCACCCGGTGACTTTGATGAAAAAGCCTTAAAGCGTGGAAGTACTGGAGATTATACGGCTGAATCAATGCAAGAAGCTATGTCTACTAAAATCTTTGGTCACATCGTGAAGCAATATAAAAGAATTGCTCCAGGGATGCAAGCAGTCGTTTATACATATTCAATTGATTCGGCAATAAAAATAGCCAATGAATTCAATTCTGAGGGTATTTCAGCAATTGAAGTAGATGGAACAACTTCAAAAGAAAAACGGGATAGAGCGGTGCGGAAATTTCGAGATCAACAGTTAAAGATCTTAGTTAACGTAAATCTTTTCACAGAGGGTGTCGATCTACCTAATGTAGATTGTGTCATTATGGCACGACCAACAGCGTCACTTGCGCTTTACTTGCAGTTCTCAATGAGATGTCTAAATCCTAGACCAGACAAGACAGCAATCATTATTGACCACGCTAATAACTTTAAAAAATTTGGTTATCCAGATGATGACCGAGATTGGAAACAAGCAATTAAATCTGGAAAACAGAAGAGTAAAACTTTATTAAAAGATCCAGGTTTATCAATTGTTACTTGTGATTATTGTTTTGCAGTAGTTAAAGCAAACGATGTAAAAGATGGCAAGTGTCCAGTATGCGGTAAACCAATCAAAGTTCATGAAGCTAAGCCAATTAGTGACGTTGATTTAGTTGAAGCAACGAAAGCTCGTAGAGAACACATTAAGAAGATTATTCAAGATCAAGTAATGATTAATGTAGTTGATAAGTCAGTTGGAGAATTGAAGTCAATGAGTGAATTAGTAGCTTATGGTAAGTTGCATGGTTACAAGCCAGGCTGGGCTTACTTTATGGCTAAAAAGAAAGGAATTATGAAGTAATGAAAGTTAAAGAAATAATTGCTAGGAACTTCGAAATTGAAAACAAGATAGTTTGGAAGAGTGTTTCAGACCAAGTTAATGAATTAGCTGAACATAACAAAATTTTAGACATCAAATATATACCAAAAATGGACCCTGATGGTGTAAATCGTGCTTATGCTTTAGTTATGTATGAAAACCCCAGAACAATCAAACAAAAGACCTTTGATGAGTTTACAGGTGACGATGAAATTAATGAATTTATGAAAAATCACAATGTTATCAAACTGGAACATTTCGGTGATTTAGACGAGGTAGAAACCATCATTACTTATGAGGAGGAAAAATAAACATGCTTACATTACCAAAAGTAGAAAAATTAAAACCAAAATCTCAACCCCACAACTTTTTTATATGGGGAGAAACAATGTCAGGAAAGTCATACTTTGCGAGCTATTTTCCTAACCCATTAGTTTTAAATACCGATGGAAATTCAGAGCAGGGACAAGCGCCAAGTATCCAGATTAGAAATATCAGAGATAAGAACGGAAAGTTACAACAATCAGCAATTAAGCAACTTGACGATATTATTACAGCACTTCAGGTTGAGAATCCAAAGCGACCGGCTGACCAACGTTTTCAGACAATTGTCGTTGATGTAATTGATGATATCTGTGTAATGATTGAACAAGCAATTTGTATTGATGCTGGTGTTCAAGCTTTATCCGACATTCCATATGGTAAAGGGTATGCAATGTTTAATTCAGCCTTACAGCAATTCGTAATGGATCTTAAGGCTTTACCAATGAATGTTATTTACATTAGTCGTGAAATTAGTACAACTGATGAAAATACAGGAGTAACTACTTATAAACAATCTCTAAAAGATAAGTATTACAACGTCATCAACGGTAACTGTGATTTAGTTATCAGAACTTCAAAAGTGGGTGCTGGTCAAAATATCACTTACATGCGTGAAGTTAAAGCAGCTAGAACTAAATACATTCCAGAAAATATCACTAACAAACGGGTTTTAGATCTGTTGCTTAGTTGTCAAGGAATGTTTAGTGATGAAGCAATTAAGAGATATCAATCAGCTAAAAAGAAGGAGAGTAAATAATGGGATTAGAAGACGCATTAAAAAAAGTTAAAAGTGAAAAATATGATCCTAAGAAAGATGATATTAGTTCAGGATTTCAACCAATTCCGGACGGGACTTATACAGTTAGCTTAAGTGGAGTTAACCATGGAGTATGGAAGAACAGCCAAACAGACTATATTAGATTTTCATTCGATGTAGTTACTGGAGAACAAGCCGGACGGCAAGAACATATCACACCAATTCTTGCAGATAAGAAATCAAATGGTGATCCAATGCCTGAAACTGTACTTACTAGAAGTATCAAAATGGTTCAAAAAATTGGTGCAATGGTTGGCTTCGCTGTTCCAGATAAAGTGTTTCTTGGTGCTAACGAAAGTGAAAACTATGAAGCAATTCAAGAGGCTTTTCACAATGCTGGTGTCATTGGAAAATTACTTAAACTAACTATCAAAAGCAGTCCTAATAAAAAAGATCCAGATCATCCTTGGAGAAATTATAAATTTGATACAGCTGAGCAACCTACTACAGCTAATGTAGAAGATCCATTTAAAGATGCAGCTGGTGGCATGACTATAACTGATGATGATTTACCATTCGAATAACTTAGGAGGAAACCACAATGAATATTAAATATCCAAGAAGTGAAATGCTAATTGTTTTAGGCGAAAAAAATTATGCAGTTTATACTGACGTAACTTTGGATGTGATTTCAAGAGCAAAAGAAAAAGCAAGTAGAAATGATGATCTGGCATTTAATATTGCTAAAAGAAAGAATGGTTCATTTTGGTATCCAAGTTGTGGCGATCCAATTATTTGGACCACGGCCTTAATCAATAAACGAGTAATTAAGGCAATTCTTGAAGTGCCCAAACCTAAAGTTAAGCTTGATTATTCAGATGATAATTATGATGATGTTCCATTCTAGGTAATTACTATGCTAGTTAACTTAGTAAATTATGCTGTGAGCTACGCAGAAAAAGGATTTTCTGTTATTCCGATTGGTCAGAGTAAGAAACCGTTAATCAAGTTTGCTGGAAAACCACCACTTACTCCTGACGAAATTAGAAAGATATGGCAAAAATATCCTTTAGCAAATATTGCACTGAAAACAGATAAATTCTTTGTGATTGATGTTGATCGT